CTTAGCAAAAATTGCACTACAAGCTGGAAGCAAGATATATGCCAATCGTCAGAAGACGAAAATGGCAATGTCAGATGCACAGCTTATGCATGCACAGCGGATGGCCTCGGGTGAGGAATCTTACCAGGGCAAACTTTTAGAAGCTCGGCAAAACGACTACAAGGACGAAATCGTTCTTGCGATATTAACGCTCCCGATAATTGTGCTCGCCTGGTCGGTGTGGACAGAGGATCCGGCGGCTATGCAGAAGATAGAGATCTTTTTTGAGTATTTCTCAAATCTACCAAAATGGTTTACAAATTTATGGATTTTGGTCGTAGCGAGTGTTTTTGGAATAAAGGGAACGCAGATATTCCGAAATGGTGGAAATAAGAAATAGATTGCGTTAGTTTAATAAATACGATAGGAGTTAGATATGAGAAACGATTTTGGAAGTAGACCCTACAAAGTAAGATTTCCGTATAAAGGCGGAAAAACTGCTAAGACTCAGGGATACAACGATAGACTTGATGAATCTTTAGGTGCAAGAGATGGTAAAAAATCTCAAAGCTTTAAAGATAGAAGAGACGAGTCTAAAGGTGCTGAAAAAGCAGCTGGCAAAAGAGCGTACTCTGCTGTTTCAACAATGGATAAATAGTCATGGCGTGGCTTAATATGTTGTTAAAAGGCAAACAAGTTGCTGGTGCAATTAAAAGTGTTGCACCTAAATTAACCAAAGGTGAATCAACCGCGGTTAAACTTCACAAGTTAAAAATGTCTTTTAAAAAAGGTTCTGATGATGCTGAAGATGCAATTAGAACTGGAGTAAAAAAATTTAAAAAATCAATAGACAAAATGAAGGAACCAAAAAAATGAACAGAAGATTTAGATCACCAAACGCAGGACAAACATCCTTAACTTTACAGCATAGTACAAGTCCAGGTTCAGGTTATAAACCTGCTTTAGGTCATAATAGAGATGGTTATCCTACTGGAGGAATTCCTGTTCAAGGATATAGATCAGGGGGAAGAGTTGCTTTAAAAGAAGGTTCTAAGAAGAACTGGATTCAAGACGTAAATAAATCAATTAAAAAACGTGGAACTAAAGGAAAATGTACACCGATTACAAAAAAAGGTTGCACTGGACGAGCAAAAGCGTTAGCAAAGACATTTAAGAAGATGGCTAAGAAAAGGAGATCATAATGCCAGGAATAGAAATAAAAGGACAAAGTAAAAGAGCTAATTATCGTTTTGGTAAAAAAGTTAAAAAAGTAGTTAAGGCAAGAGACATAAATAAAAGCGGTTCTATTGAAGGTTGGGAAAAAGCTAGAGCTAAAGGAATGGCTAAAGGAATGGGAGCAACATTTAAAGCAAAATCTGGTGGTAGAGCCGGATATAAAGCTGGGAGAAAAGTAGGTGGCGGAAAAAGCATGAGTGGTTTACCCACACCTATAAGATTGTCTTTAGTTAATCAAAAAAAAGAAGAATTGAAAAAATGAAACCATTAGAAAAAGCAATGAAAGCAAAAAAAGCATTGCAAACTAAAAATGTAAAAAAATTAACTACATCTGATGATGCTTATTCTCCTGAAAAAAGATTTATAGAAATAAGAAAAAAGCGTCCAAAAAGTGAAACTGTCATGATGAAAGCGACTACTGATTGGAGTAATCTTAAAGACGAAACATCAAAAGCAAAAGAACGCTTTACAAAAGCAGTTGGAAGACCAACTTCTGCTAGAGTTTTAAAAGAAGACGATTTACCACAACCAAGAAAAAGAAGACTATACGCAGGTGAGCAGCCTGACACAGTTCCACCAAAATTACCAAGGAAGCAGAAAAGAAGTAAATACGCAGGTGGCGGAAGAACAAGATTATTAGAAGAACTAGGTCGTGTAGAAGCTGAACCTTCAAACAGAAACAGAAGAGCTGAAATAAGCAGAGTTCATAGCGAATTAAATAAAGGCTATAAAAGTGGTGGCGCAGTTCTTAAAGGCAAAAAAGTAGGTTGTCAAATTAAGTAATGAATATATTTAAAAAAATATGGAACTTCCTATTTGGGAAGCAAGAAGAACCAGTAGTGGAAGCTGCTGCAGAAGAAAAAAAAGAATCAGTTCAACACTGCGGATCTCATTTGAGATTTAAAAAAAGTTGCCCTGACTGCTTAAGAGTAGTTGCCGCCCTATAATATGGAACCAGAACAAATCCTTTACAAACTTCAAAGAGCATTAGACAGGCGAATTAATCAATTGGCTATCTCTGTTACGTCTGGAGGGGTTGACAACATGGAAACATATAAGTATATAATAGGACAAATTAATGCACTGGAATCAGTGCGACAGGAAATCTCTAACCTGCAACATGATAAGGAGCTAAATGGAAAATCAGGAACCGTTATCGACCTCACCAAAGGTCTCAAAGATCCACCTACCAAATAAAGAATTAGTAGGAATAAAAAAACCCAAAGAAATTACAAAAGAAACTACAAAATTACCTAAACCTACCGGTTGGAGAATGTTAGTTTTACCTTTCAGAATGAAAGAAAAAACTGATGCAGGAATCTTAATCGGCACAGAAACTATAGATCGACAACAAGTAGCCTCACAGTGTGGAAACATACTGGCGATGGGAGATGCTTGTTACAAGGATAAAGAAAGATATCCTTCAGGTCCGTGGTGCAAGGTCGGTGATTGGGTGGTCTTTGCACGTTATGCAGGATCACGTATTGAAATCGAAGGAGGAGAAGTTCGTCTTCTTAATGATGACGAAATTTTAGCAACCGTACAGGATCCAACAGATATCCTGCACAAATATTAATCATAGGAAGGAAACTATGCCAGAACAAGAAAAAGTAAAATCAAGTGAAAAACTGGTCGATATAGATACATCGGGTCCAGAAAAAGAGGTAGCAGTAGAAGAAGTTAAGGAAGAAGCTGTTGTCGAAACCAAGGAAGAAACTCCACGAATCGCGGAGGTTGAAAAAGAAGAACCAAAAAAAGAAGATGATGCTAAGTTAGAGGACTACAGTAAAGGCGTTCAATCTCGAATTGCTAAACTCACAAGAAAAATGAGAGAAGCAGAACGTAGAGAAGCGGCGGCTACTGAATATGCTTCATCTTTAGAAAAAGCAAGAAAGCTGGATCAAGATCGATTTAAAAAAGTTGATTCTGATTACACTAAAAGATTTGAGGATAGTATTAAAACCGGAATGGATTCTGCGCAAAATGAATTAGCGCGTGCCATTGAAGCCGGAGATGCTGCTGCTCAAGTTCAAGCAAACAAAAGAATTGCTACGTTAGCATTTGATAATGCAAAACTAGAGCAACGAAAAGAAACGGCTTCTCAAGAGAGACCTGTTCAACTTGCGGATGGTGGCAATCTACCAAAAGAGACACCACGATCGCTTCCTGAAGCAGATCCACAAGCTGAAGATTGGGCTGGTAGAAATACATGGTTTGGTAAAGATAGAGCCATGACTTTTACTGCGTTCGAAATTCATAAGGATTTAGTAGAAAAAGAAGGTTATGATCCTAAGTCCAATGAATACTATGTAGAAATCGATAAAAGAATTAAAGTTGACTTTCCGCATAAATTTGGTACTAATGAGATTAATACGTCCAAACCCGTTCAGTCGGTGGCTTCTGCGAACAGAAGCGTAAAACAAGGACGCAAAACTGTGAGACTCACTTCTTCACAGGTGCACATTGCAAAAAAATTAGGAGTGCCACTCGAAGAGTATGCAAAACAATTAAAACTCACGGAAGGAGCATAAGCATATGAAAAAAGACGAAAAAATAACTTCTCGTGCGGCTACGACTCGGACTAAAACTGAACGTCCTAAAGAGTACAAGCCACCATCCTCTCTGGATGCACCAGCACCACCTGACGGTTTTAGACACCGTTGGATTAGAGCTGAATCACAGGGTTTCATCGACGGTAAAAATATTTACGGAAGATTGAGATCTGGATATGAGTTAGTGAGAGCTGACGAATATTCTGATTCAGATTATCCTGTCATTACTGACGGAAAATATGCTGGAGTCATTGGAGTAGGGGGCCTATTGTTGGCTAGGATACCTGAAGAACTCGCGCAGCAAAGAGTTGACTATCAGAAAAAACAAACTGAGGGTCAAGACGAAGCTATAGATAACGACTTACTTAAGGAACAACATAAGAGTATGCCGATCGATGTTGATCGACAATCTCGCGTAACCTTCGGTGGTACAAAGAAGTAATTTTTATTTCTACGGCGCAATGCCTATCATCGATTTTTTAAGTTAATCTGTTTATGGGAAACCATAAACTTTAAGGAGTAATACTATGGCAAATAGAAACACTAGTGGTTTTGGTTTGATTCCTGTTGGTACAATTGGCTCAACGCCAAGTACTCAAGGACAAGGCAAATACTACATAGATGCTGCGTATGACACTGATTTATTTCAAGGCTCTGCAGTGCAGAGTAAAGTGGGATACATCAAGACTGCGCAAGCGGCTATTACCAATACTTGTATTGGTACGTTGAATGGTATCTTTTATAACGCGTCGACGACTTTAAAACCGACGTGGGCTAATTGGTACAATCAACCAATTACTCCAGCAAACTCTGAGGATATCACGGCGTTTGTATTAGACAATCCGTTCCAACTTTTTGTTGGTTCAATTGATGCAGCAGCAGCGCAAGCTGTCTACGGTTATACCATGGGTTTAACTGTAACTGCAGCTGGTTCAGAAATTTCTGGACAGTCTAGTTCAACAATCACAGAGACATCCAAGCATATAGCCAATAATCAGTGGAGACTGTTAAGATCGGCTGAGGACCCTGAGAATAATGAAAACGCAGCATATAGAAGCGTTATCGTTGCTCACAACCTTAACCAATACTTACAAAACATAAGTACCACACCGGCTGGAATAACTTGGCAATAGGAGCATATAGAAATGGCAATATCACGAGCACAGCTAGTTAAAGAACTAGAACCAGGCCTAAATGCACTATTTGGGCTGGAGTACAAACGGTATGAAAATCAGCATGCTGAGATTTATACTACAGAATCATCTGACAGAGCTTTTGAAGAAGAAGTTATGTTAAGTGGTTTTGCAAACGCAGACGTAAAAGCAGAAGGTCAAGGCATTTCATACGATGAAGCGCAAGAAACCTACACTGCACGTTACACAATGGAAACGATCGCGCTTGCTTTCGCTATCACAGAAGAAGCTATCGAAGATAATCTCTACGATAGACTAGCTTCTAGATACACAAAAGCATTAGCAAGATCTATGTCTAACGCAAAAGAAGTTAAAGGTGCATTACCTTTGAACAATGGTCTACCTTCAGTAGCTACGTTCAAAACAGGTGATGCGGTAGCATTATTCAGTACAGCACACCCGTGCTCAACTGGACCTAATGTTGCAAACACTTTATCTACTCAAGCGGACCTTAACGAAACATCATTGGAGCAAGCTTTAATAGACATTGCTGCAATGACAGACGAAAGAGGTTTAAGAATCGCGGCTAAGGGAGTGAAAATGATCATTCCTTCTGCGAATCAGTTCAATGCTGAGAGATTGATGAAATCTCAAGGTAGAACTCAGACAGCTGATAATGACATCAATGCAATCAACAGTATGGGAATGATTCCTCAAGGTTATAGAGTGAATAATTTCTTAACTGACTCTGATTCTTGGTACATCATTACAGACGTTCCAAACGGTATGAAAATGTTTTCAAGAACTCCATTGAGCACATCAATGGAAGGAGACTTTGATACTGGTAACGTTAGATACAAAGCTAGAGAAAGATACAGTTTCGGCTGTTCTGACTATAGAGGTATCTT